TGCCGACAGGCTTCGAGAACATTAATTCGGCTTGGGACCGAAGCTGCGAAATGGCCGACGACGCCGTGATAGCGCCTTCCTGCTCCCCCCTGAACGCATTAACCGCCATCGATACGTTCTGGAACTCGGCATGGAGATTGTCGCGCTGCTTGTAGACGCCGTCGTCGAGGTGCCCACTCCCCATACGGTGCGGCGGCTCACTGTTTGGTCCAATCGACCGCCATTTTATGACCTTGTCGGAGCGTCCGGTGATCTCCCCGACAATCGTGTTTGCGTCGATGACAATCGGGTCAACCGCCGCAACCATCGAATGCAGCTTGATGACCGACTCGTAGGAATTTAGCTCGCGTTGCAGTTCCACGAGGTCGAACGCTACGGACCTTGCGAAGAATATGGTAGGCAAGTTGAGGTACTTGCCCATCGTCAGCGGGTGGAGGGGGAATTTCCAGTCCTCGTCGTGGGCAATCTTGCCGTTGATGCGCACGCCATAGAATCCATCGGGGTGGTCTTTCACTTTTCCGGGGGGCACATACATTTCGAGAACCATACAGGAGTCCTTGACCTGCATAGTAGACGAGCTATAACCGGTGTACCAGAACGCCATAGCATGTTCATAAGTGACGCTGTACCCATCCGGCCATTCGGCGTCGGGTTCAGCCTCGAACTTGTCCCACCTGAAATAGATGGAGTCAAGCGTCTGGCGCTGCGCCCACAGCATGAACGGCGAGTCGTCCATCGAACCGGAACCGGCGCGGGGGAAGGCCCACAGGTTGTTGCCGATATCGATGGTCAATTCATATTCGTGCACGTCGTCGGTAGCGGGCTGGCCATCCTCGCCTTGGTCCTGCGCGACGATTTCCTGCTCGGTCATGTCAACGGAATTTCCGCAATTCGGGCAGAACTTCGGCGCGTCCATCCCGATCGGCATCACCGTGTACTTGTCGCAATTCGGACACGTGAACGCCTGTGCCTTCTGAGCCGACTTGCGCGGGGATTGGCCTACGACCTTGTCGATTGGCCGAATTATCGTGAATACGCCGCCACACAAGACGAACTGTTGAGCCGCCGCGCCCGCCTTGTCGTCCTGCATGTCCTTCGGCGTCTGCAGCCCTTCCTTTTCCAGACAATACTCGGCTAACTTTGTCGCTATCTCCGCGACCATATTCGCTCGAGGGTCGTCCGGTGGTACCGCCGTCGCTTCAACGTCTGGGATACGATAAATATTACTAGCAACAGCGTCAACAGTGGGAGAGAAACGGTTAATACGAGGACGAGGAACCCAATCATCGGATGGCGTGAGAGGATACCAGACTTTACGAGCATCGTCCCAGTCAATCCAAGACTGGTTAGCATAAAATAGAAGGGATTGCCAGATGGCCTGATGGTAAACAATGTAGGCATTTTTTAAGTCCGTCCAGCGGTCCTCGATGTACTGGAGGCGGTCCTGCGAAGGTTTATCGCCGCCCCCGCCAACGTTATCCTGTTGACCGGATGCAGACAGACCCTTAGAACCGCCTCGTACAGCTGCGAGTAGACCGCCCAATGGACGCCTCCAGAAAAGCGAAAGACTTGTTATTCTAGAAGCAGCGCCAAGCGCCGCCGACGCGGGCCGCAAGAACGACTGCCGCGCCGGTTGTGCAGGTCGCGGACCCAGTGGTTGGCTGAGTGCACGACGTGCAGGTTATGACTGTTCCATCAGGTACGGTAGGCAAATTCGCAAAGGTGGACGAATTAACCATTGTGCCCGCAGGGAACAAGCCAACCGGCCTCGCATCGGTGATGGAGCCGTTGCCGCCGTTGCCGCAAGCCGTAGCGTTGCACACGACGGTGGCAATGGGTACTTCGACACCGGGCACGGCATAAAGTAGGGACGCGGGTACACCGGGCTGATCAGGAGAAGAAGTTCCGGGACCAGTCACCGCACCCTTGGCATACAGAAGCTCCTGCGGGCAATTAAACACGATCAGTCGCGTGGAGCTAGCAGGCAAGGTAAGATTTGACGTCGCCATCGTACCCTGACTGCCGTTGCAGTAAATCGGCCCGCCCTGCACCTGAATGGTAAAGTTGGACGCCGGGTTGGTGACGGTACCGCTGGTCCCGATTGCGGCGTTGGCGGTAGAGTTGTTCGCGCCCACGAATCCCGGAACGGACGTTGGTCCAAACTGAGCGTGGGCAGGACGAACATGGGAAGTCGCGACAAACATAATGGCGAGGGCACACAAAAGACCCGCCAGCGCTGTCGTAATACGGTACTTATCTCTCATTGCTTACTCTCCTCTTTAAGTTTGGATTTTGAATCTGGCGCTGGAACTTGTACTGGTGAAGCGATGGACGGGCCGCGAGCATATCGCCACAGCGACTCTTCCGCCTTGGCCACGTCAGCCGCCGTTATGGTCTTCTTTTGGCCACTTGAGTATTCGACTTCGGCCACCGGCACGACGTCTGGTTCAGGCGACATATCTGGAATTATGATGGGATAGCCTGACTTGGCGGCGAGCGCCTCAATGAGACGGTTGGCACGCTCGTTGGCATAAGTAAGCTGCCGCCTCAAATGGGCGATCTCGGAGTCACGCGACTTGATGCCGAATAAGTCCACTGTCAGTTTCCGCCTGCGTCTGCGCCTTCCTGCTGGCCCCCGGACGTGTGCGGTGCGCCGGTGCTGATGTGCATGCCATGCCGTTTGCCACCCTGCGCAAAGTAGTTTGGCTTCTTGTATCCCTTACCGCCAAACGTGACCTTGTCGGGCATCTGGTTCTTGAGGCCACCGGAAGTCCTGCTGGTCTTCTCAAGCGCCTTGCGGAACCCCCGCGTACTGTGCGGGTTGCCCGGAAGCTGGGACGAGAGCATCGACCCGCCACCCATGGCGGCAGCAGGGTCCTGCTCAGAATCCCAGCCACCGCGCTGGCCGGATGAAGCGGAGGAACCGAAATCGGCGGGATTACCACGGAATCCGGCCCCCTTGTTGTCCATAATGCGGTTGCCTGTCGGCACTTTATCCTGCTTTCTTGCCGGATGAACCTGTTGCCCGTTTGACACTGTCGATGATGCTCTGGACCTTGGCGGTCTCCTGCGGGTGCACAACCTGCATCAGGTCCGGGAACAACACGTCTCTGTTTTCCTTGTCCGGCATGAACGGAATTGTTACTTCCAATATGATGCGGCCCGGCTGCGACTTATCGATCACGCCGGGCGTCTGAACGTCCTTGAGCGTGACTGGAGCATCAAGCGGCTTGAAGTGATACGTACAGCCGGGGCGTAGTTCGTTACCGAGTCTATCCATTATCTTCATCAGGTTTCCTCGCTGGCGCGTCGAGTCTTAACGTGAAAATGATGCCGTTCTGTTCCACGGCACCCATATCTCGCACGTAGCGTAACATGGGCGCGTTGTCCTTGTCAACTAGGAAGACGGCGTCCCGTATCCTATGACTTATGCCGGGGCGAAGCGCGTCGAATTTGGCGAACCCCGCTAGCGTGGACGCAATGGTTCGACTCGCGAGACCCACCCCGCAGTGAAATTCATGTATGAATCCCGCAGGACGCCATACGAGCGTACCCACGGGTTTATTACCGTCAGCTTCCACCACGACGATTCGGTCACGATCAAGAAGCACGTCTCCGGACCGGTTATGGTCCAACAATTGGTCCAAGGCGATAGCGTCGACGGAACCGGGAATGTATAGGCGGGCATGCATCAAGTTTCAAGCGATACAGGGGGAGCGCCGAATCCTCCACCTGCCCCCTTGGTCTTGTTGGTGAAGTGGCCTGCGACACGCTTGTGCATGCGGCCACCGGTATTGCCCTTGCCCGGCTGCGGGTTCGCGTGCGGGTAGGTGGGCACGCCCTGTTGGCCGCTCTTGCCGAATTGCCGCTGCATTCCACGATGGCGCGGGTCGGTCTGGACGCCGCCGCCCTGATTCGGGTTATTGCGGTCTGGGTGAAAGGACTTCGGGGTGCCGCCACGGCTGGCCGGATTACCGGCTGTCGCCCTCGGACTGCCCGACGCTGAACCGGCTGTGTGCTGATGGCCGGAATGGCCGTGACCGCCACGCTGAGCGATGGGGACACGCTTGCGATTTCGCATCGCCGGGCCGCCACCGCTATTGGCGTCGCGCTTGTTGTGCCTCGAATCGTTACCCGCGATACCCTGCGAGGCCATGGGCACCACCGGATACATAGGCTTAGTTGACATTTGGTCCTGTGCTCCTTTCGAATAAACAGTCTTGTCGTTGGCGTTCATGACTAGCTTACCGGTCCCTTGCCGTAGCCTCTGGCCGGTTGAACTCTACCGGGTAGACCACTGGTACTGGTTGCGGCAAAATCGCGAAGCTTGTTGACTGGCATCTTGGGGTCGGTGGCGCGGGGATGGCCAGCCTTGGCACGCGCGTACGCCGCCCCCATCAAGTGTTGCTGTGCCCGGCTCCTACTTGGCATCACGCTCCTCCTATAAGTTCGGGAACCACTGGTTACCCTTGGACTTGCCACCGCCCTCGAACCACTGGTTGTCGCTCGGCGGTTTGCCAAATGTTGATAGAAATTTATCGAGCGTCGCGTTGGCCTTGGCCGTGTGAGTGTCGGTCGTGTTCTCCGGCACACTAAAGGACTTGGGCGGCTCCGGACGCGACATGATGATGTAGCGCTGGTTGTCAATCCAGTGGTCGGGGCCGACGTAGCGCGTGGACTTGTTGATCGTGATCGTCTTCTTCCAGCCCTCAATTTCCTTGATACCCTCGCGATTGAACTCGCGCACGATGAAATAGTTGGGGGCACCGCGCTTGCCGGTGATCGGATGTAGGTGGGCAGGCTTAGGATGAATGTACTCCTGCATCAATGCGACACCGGCATCGACCGCGTTCCACGCCGCCTGCGTAGGAATGCCTTCCCTCTGGTACATGTCCTGAGCCGACCAAAGCTCGTTCTTGTTCTGCAAGGTCTTCTGCTGCGTCGAAGGGTCGATCAGTATATATTCAAAGCCGGTCATGGACCAGTGCACCTGCGGGTCGTACTTGGCCTTGGCCTTGCACGTGTCCTCGCGGCCCACCAGCCGCATCCAGTCGTCGCACATATCACGTATCGCCTGCGAATGCTGCGAAATCAGGCGGTTCTTATGATAATAGGAGGCGAGGGCGAACACGTTGCCGGTCGAATCAATGCCGTTGATGCAGAAGCAGACAATACCGGTGGAGGCGTGATCAAGAGAGCCAACCAAAGTTAGCTGCGACAGGAATTTGGGGTCGGGACACTTGATACAGTGGGTGGCCTCATCCAGTTCCTTGAATACCAGCCCTTCGCTGGCCTTCCATGAGCCACTCATGTACTTGTCAATCCACGACTGCGGAATGTCGGGCTGCTCGCGCATCTTCTGCTCGTAATTCGGCGGGTTGTACGGGTTGTCCTTCGGCAGCGCCATGATGTAGACACGCGAGCGGTCAGTCACGATCGGCTCGCGCTCGGTCGCTACGTTAATCAGATGCCCGAAGTGCTCCTCAACCCAGCCGGGTTCAGGATTCGACCCGAGTATCGCTTGATAGCTTGGCCGCCAACAGTTGGATTCGGCGTCGTAGAACCCGATACCCTCAGGCAACGTCCAGCGTAATTGGGCCAACATCTGCAGGTAGGTGTCACGGTCGATCTCGGACGGCTCATCAATCGCGAATGCG